GACCCAATAAACACAATGAAAATCCTAAATACTTTTGAAAATTATATTTATGATTATTATGATCAGATAATCGCAATAAAAAACAATGAAAAATAAATCTTTATTTTACGGAGAAGTTAAAGATGGAAAATTGCACATTCACAGGCAAGATTTACTCAAGAAGTATCTACAAAATGTAGAAGGTTTGGTCAGTGTAGAGATTAGGAAGAGGAAAAAATAAGATCATTGCCAGCAAATAATTATTACTGGCATGTTCTAGAAGTAATTGGCGACGAGCTTGGCTATGATAAAGAAGAAGTGCATGAATTAATGGGATTGAGATACCGCAAGGAGATCAAAACAATCGGTTATGAAAAAACAGGTGAAATAATTGAAATCGAATATATACAATCAACAACAACAATGTCATCTCAAGCATTCGGCCAATATGTTGATAAAGTTGTAAGATTCGGGGCAAGTCTAGGAATCAATATTTTGTCACCTGAAGAATACGAAATGAGCGGTAAAATGTCAGATTAGCTTGCAATCGGCTGCAAGTTATGATATATATTAAGTAGTTAATTTTATATAAAAATGCAAGAAAAGCTATACACAGTAAATGAATTAAGCGAGGCTAATTGGTTTCCTTATAGAACAAGAACAATCTATAAGTTAATCAAAGCGGGAGATTTAAAATCATTAAGATCTAAAACTTGTTCAGATAAGAATTCAAACTACACATTTCTTAGGATCAAGGAAACAGCCGTGCAAGATTTTCTACAAAAATTTGAACAACACTAAAATGCAAAATCCTTTGTCAGTCTTGCTAGATCAAATGAATTCACTAAATGAAGATTTGATTTGCAATGCTTATGTGCAAGGAGTCAATGACGGCTCTGAGAATGTAATATTATATTTAATTTCACAAATCGACAAAGGGATTACTCTTCAAGAAATAAAAGAGAAATTAACGGATGATTTAATTAACGTAAAAACTAAAAAAGCAACAAATGAACGAGCAAGAATTGCCAAATAATCACGGCATACCAATCCCTAAAGTAAAAGAGGGTATAGAGTTAATTGCTGGTCGCCGTTATCCTATTATTCTTTGTGAATGTGGCAACCAAAACCAACAAAGATTTGACAAGGCTCAATTTGTGCAACTGATAGACGACCCCAATCGTGATTGGCAGAAAAAAAATATTAGAGTCACTCACGTTGCTTGTAGAGATTGCAAAACAAGCATCAACAAAATTGACTTTGATTTAAAGGCAAGAAAACTAGTTGAAGAATCAGAAAAGAAACATGAAGAATCACAACATAAAAAATCATTAACAAAATCATCATGAAGACATACTTTGGACTTGCCGCTATTTTATCGCTTTTATCCTCTCTGTTATTCTTTGCGAATTCAGTCACGGATATTCAGCTTGGATTTGCTTTCGTTTTAGCAGTTCTGTTTTTCGTTAATTTAGGCCTATATCGTTTATCAGATAAATAATGGAATTAAGAGATATAAAAACAATTAGACCCTATGAGAAGAACGCAAAAAGCCACCCTGAAAAACAGGTCTTGCAAATTGCAGCTTCAATTAAAGAGTTTGGATTTAATCAGCCAATTGTTGTTGATAAAAATAACGTCATTATAGTTGGTCACGGTCGCTTGCTTGCAGCACTTGAGTTAGGCTTAAAGGAAGTTCCAGTTTTAACCGTTGATTTAACGGAAGCACAGGCGAAGGCCTACAGGCTGGCGGACAATAAACTAAATGAAAGTCCGTGGGACATGGATTTAGTAATTGAAGAACTAAAAGAACTTGAAGGTTTAGATTTTGATATTTCTCTAACTGGCTTTGACTCAGATGACTTGACCATTGAAGAAAAAGAAATAAAAAATAAAGAAATAGATATTGATGAAGATTTAAAAACTAAAAATGAATGTCCAAGATGTAAATTTCAATTTTAACTGGAAGTTTAAAGATTATCCTCCAAAAAATGGCTTAAAGGTTTTCAGCACTTTTGCGTGTGGTGGAGGCTCAACAATGGGATATAAATTAGCAGGGTTTGACGTAATTGCTGCAAACGACATTGATCAGCAAATGGCCAATGTTTATAAAGAAAACCATAAACCTCAAAATTTTTTTCACTGTTCAATAAAAGATTTAATCAATAAAGAACTTCCAACTGAATTACATGACATTGACATATTAGATGGAAGCCCACCATGTTCAACTTTTTCAACCACGGGTCAAAGAGATAAAAATTGGGGCAAGCTTAAGAAATTTAGGGAAGGGCAAAGCGCGCAAATTTTAGATGACTTGTTTTTTGATTTCATAGAGTTGTCAAAGAAAATTAAACCAAAAATTATTATCGCTGAAAATGTTAAAGGAATGATAATTGGGAACGCTAAAGGATATTGCAAGTTGATCAACGAAAAACTAAAAGAAGCAGGTTATAATGTGCAGCTTTTTTTACTTAATTCAGCTTCAATGAATGTCCCTCAATCAAGGGAAAGAGTTTTTTTTATCTGTAGCAGAACGGACTTGAACTTTTCGCCACTTAAATTGAATTTTAGTGATAAACAAGTGCCTTTTAAGGATATTTCTGATGAAAAAGACGCTGCTCAAAAAATAACTCAAAAATACTTGAACTATTGGAATAAAGCGCAGTACGGTCAGCCAGTTGGCAAGTTTGACACCATAAAAAAAGTTTCACCAAGTAAACCACTTCCAACCATATTGGCAACGAATTCTCATTTTCATTATAAATATCCAAGACACCTTAATAAAAAAGAATTATGCTTGGGTGGGACTTTTCCTTTAGATTATAATTTTCTTGAGGTTAAGCCTCTTTACTTAATTGGGATGTCAGTTCAGCCAGTAATGATTGCTAAAATTGCAAACGAAATTTTAAAACAATGGTTTAAAAAATAACAATGTCCAAACGAAAACCACCATCAAGACATAAGAAAAGCGGACCTAATAAATCCCTCAAAGGAAGGGCAGGGCGCAAGCAGTTCGATGGCCGTGACCCTCAAGAAGTGGTTGATAAATTATCTGAAATTTGGCAAATAGGCGGTAATGATTATGAGGCTGCTATGTGGGCTAGAATCGACCCCGCTACATTGACGCGCTACCTTGCCAAGAACCCAAAAATTGTTCAAATAAAAGACTACTTAACGGCTAAGCCGATAATTAAAGCCAGAAAAACGGTGTATGACAATCTAGATCAGCCCAATATGGCCAGATGGTTTTTGAAGAAGAAGCGACCTGAAGAGTTTGCGGATAAGCTTGCGCTCACTGGTGACAACGGTGCGCCACTATTCAAGCCAGTTGAAATCGTTATAGCAACAGCGTTAAAAAAAGAAAATGGAAAACGAAAATCAATCAAAGATAAAGCTGGAACTGTCGGAGAAGCAACTGGAGGCGTGGAAAGCCCTGAATGATGATGAGATCAGTGAGTTAGTTTTTGGAGGGGGAGCGCGTGGGGGTAAAACATGGCTCGGTTCTGTATTTATCGCACTTTCAGCTGTTTCAATGCCTGTCTCTGCTTGGCTCATTGCAAGGCAAGAACTAAAAGCCCTAAAAAGAACAACACTCAGGACGTTTTTTAAAGTTTTGAGCGTATTAGGTTACAGAAAGGATGTGCATTACACATACAACGCTCAAGACATGGTTCTTTATTTTATCAATGGCTCTGTTGTTTTTTTTGCCGAGCTAAAGAGAATGCCAAGCGACCCCGAGTTTGATAGGATAGGTTCTTATGATCTAACTGGTGCGTGGGTTGATGAAGCTCAAGAAGTCGTCAAAGATGCAAAGGATGCATTGCAGTTTCGTTTTACTGTTTTATCAGGTAATGGATGGAGTACGTCACCCAAAACGCTTTATACATGTAACCCAGCTAAAAACTGGATTTTCCAAGACTTTTGGAAGCCGTTAATTAAAGAAAAGCAAAAGGTAGAAGGAAAAAAGTTTATCACTTCATTATATTCAGATAATCCATACATAGACCAAGTTAAATACAAAAAAAACGTACTTAGAACAAACAACAAGATCAAAATTGAAAGATTGCTAAAGGGAAACTTTGAATACGATGACGACCCGACCAAGATATTTAACTATGATCGGGTTCTTGATTTATTTTCGCGCAGCGTTATCGGTGAAACCGTGCATCATATTCAGCGGTACATTACTTGCGACGTTGCGAGAACAGGAGATAAAACGGTTATCGGTATCTGGTACGGTCTTCAGTTGAAGCATGTTTATTCTTTTCATGGATACCTTTTGACCGACATGAGAGATAAAATTGAAGGTTATGAAAAAGAGCATCAAGTTCCACGCTCTA